CAAGAATGATAAATTGACTATATCGTATGTGTTACCTTCGGTTAAAGTTAATACAGTATTTAATGAGGAAGAATTCAAGATGGAAAATGAAGAACTGTATAAAAAATACAGTAAGGAGCAAGTAAAGGAAACTGCCGGTCAATTTAAGTATATTTTAAAAAAGGAGAAGAAATAATATGCTATTTGAAAAGATACAAGTTACAACCGAAAAATTGGTATTTAATGATGCGATTAAAGAGTTATTTGAAGCAAAAGGTTATACAAATATCAATAATAATCAATGGTTCAAGAAAGACAACGAAGTATATACTACATTTACATTCGATACATACTTATTTATTAATTGTAGTATTTCAAAGTTATTAGATTATGACAAGTTAGATGACAATGTAGTTACAGATATTCAAATAGAAGAATACAAAGAACGCATTAAAGAAATTAAAGAATTATTAAAAGAATTAAAGGAGCAAGTAAATGAATAAAGTATTATTAAGTGGGTTAATTGCGAACCAATCTCAAATGCAAAAGACAGGCGAACATCGATATATTAAAAATCGTATTGAGGTGTCGAGCGGAAATAAAAAGACTTGGTTTGATATAATCGCGTGGAATGAAACGGCTGATAACTTAATCAAGCTAAATAAAGGCGATATGGTAATTATTGAGGGTATTTTAAATAACAACCCTTATCAAGATCAAAGCGGAAATAAGATATATAAGACAGAGGTTGTTGTTAGAAATATCGAATTAATCAAAGAAATCGAGCAACCAAAAAATGAGCCAATAATTAATGATAGCGACTTGCCATTTTGAGAGTAGCATTTAATCAACAAGCGAATTTTAAGAATTGTATTGCATATTGTAAGCACCACCAATGTTACTTGACCTTAAATCAAATGAAACAAAAGGGGTGTTTACAGAAGCAATGCAGGTATTTAATTAAATTAAATCATCATTATTGGCGTGAAAGGGAACGAAAGAAACTTGAAAAACGAAAAAAGATTTAGCATATTGCAAAAAGATTTTGAGACTAAAAAATGTTATATTTGTGGTAAGGGTTACGCTGAAATTCACGAGGTATTTTTTGGAACATATAAGCGTGAAATGAGTATTAAATATGGTTGTTGTATATGTTTATGTAAGGAACATCACACAGGAACAAATGGCGTGCATTTCAATAAAGAGTTTGATTTAAAGTTAAAAATTGCGATGCAAAAACAATTTGAAATAACTTACCCAGATTTAGATTTTTTAGAGATATTTAAAAGGAGATATTATTAAATGGACTTTAAGACAAGAAAGCCGAAATTAATGTTAAATATGATAGATAACATCGGCGAGGTTACATTTCAAGTTGATAGTTCAGTTATCAAGCAATTAGAAACTTTAACTGATAGAGATTACATTGTTGAAATTAAGGCGTATTCTAAAAAACGCACACATTCACAAAATAGCTATTTATGGGTTTTGCTAGATCAGATAGGCAAAAGTATTGGCTTATCAAAAGAAACGGTCTATAAGCAATATATACGCGATTATGGGGTATTTGAGATAGTTCCTATTAAGAGTGAATTAGCAAGTGAATTCATACGCAAATGGGAAAGTGGTGGACTTGGGAATTATTGTGTCGATATGGGAGAGGCTAAATTAAATGGTTATTCAAGAATAATGTGTTATTTTGGCAGTTCAACATATAATAGCGAAGAAATGAAAAGATTATTAGAGGCGGTTATTAATGATTGCGAAGAAATGGGAATAGCAACTAAACCGTTAAATGAAATATTAATGTTTGAAAATATAAACGATTAGGAGGGACTTATGAATAAAAAAATTATTGAAATATTAGAAAAAAATAAAAAAGTAACGGCTGAATATTTAGCTTTACAATGTGGTTATGAAAGCGATGAAGATGCGGTTAAAAGAAATTTAAGCCGATATAGTTTGCGATTATACAATGATGTTGTTGAGATTAATAAAAGCGATGAAATGTATTTGATATTATGGGAAATTAAAAAAGGCGTTATGTATTATTATTTAGCAACAACGCCAGAAGAGGTTAAGAATCTTGTATATCACAAATTCATTATGCCGGCTGTAAACAAATTAAAGATTGGTCGCAAGATGTTACAAAAGCTTAAATTCGATGGTTGGGTTGATTTTTTGAACGAAAATGTTATAGAAATTTTTAAAAAATAAAAAAAACTTGTTGACATCTTTTCAAATTATGGTATAATATAAGTATAGAAAGGTTAAAAAGGTAAAACAAAATGACAGTAAAAGAATATTTAGAGGACGTAAAAGACATTAAAGTATTAGAGGAAAGCAAATACGGTGTTAGCTGGGTAGTAGAATATAACAACCTAACTTATAAAATTGAAAACTGCTATACTTCTATGAAAGCAAAATATAAATTATTTGATGCTAATAATAAAATGTTATTATGCGGTGCTTATATTGAAAAAATAGCTAATACAATTAAAACACTAGCAAAGGTTAGCGCTTAGCCTTAAAGCGCCACTTTGTTTACATTTAAGGAGGAAAAGTAACAATGTATAAAGTAACAATTTATTATACAAATGGATCAGTTAAAAAGTTAGTATCAGCAGAAAGAATATTAACAAGAAACGTTGCTTATGCAAGAACAATTATCAATCGGAGAATAGACAATGTTGTTAAGCAAGCTAGTAAATAATTTAGGTTTAGAAATCAAAAATGAAGAACATTTAAAGTTAGATAATGGCGAAGATTTAGAGATGTTAACATTTAACTTTAATGATGATGAATACAAATTAAGCACTACGATTGATGTTTCAAAGAAAAGATTTTATTTAATTACAAAAGGCGTTAAAGAGAAAGTGATATTTTTGAGTTATCACAAGTCAGCCCTTTATCGCAAATTAAAAGGTTTAAAGTGAGGTTAGATTATGAATTACAATTCAGATTATTATTTAGAGAGCAAACTTAAAGATTACAATGAAGGACAATGCAGATTTTTAACAATTAAAAATAATGGTAAGCATAAAGAATTCATCGATAGCCAATGGAATTTAGAAACCTTAAAAAAGAATTTAGGCGAATGTGATTGTTGCTTATATCATTATTGGGCTTCTGATGGCTATGATGAAGATGGAAGACAATATTTTAATTTAAAAGAATGGTTGGAGGTTGAGGTAGATGATAACCAATTTAACAATGTTGAAAAATACGTCAAGTAGCAATCCGCTTTCGATTTTTTCCGAACAAGAAAAACAAGTATATTTTTTAAGAAGTCAGGGCAAGAGCTTTTCACAAATTGCGATGAAATTAGGCATTTCAAGACAAAGGGTAAATGCTATTGAAAAGAAATACCTAGCCAAAATCGAGTATTGGGAGAAATGGGAAAATGGAACTAATTAGATGTAGATATAACAATAAAGATTGCAAATTATTAACTAAAGGCGGTAAATGTAAAGCATTAAATAGTTATTCAGATAAAGACAAAGAATGTGCTTTTTATACTGAAAGACCAAAAGATAAATTCTTATCAAAATATGAGGTTCTCGAGCCTACTAAAATTGAGTTTTTAAAAGGGTTAAAAAGCGTTAGTTTAAATTGTCGAGCAGTAAGTTTTACAAAGACCGGCATTAAGATTGATATAACAAAAAGGGTGCTAGATAGCATAATTAAAGATTTGGAGGAATATTATGAAGAACAAAATATTATTAAATCAAAAGGGTAGAAATCACATTCGGATATTTCCATTATATAAAGATGTATGTATTCCGGAAGATGAAGCTGATAAAATTCGTTGGGCGCAAGCTAAATTTGAAGAGTTAGAAAATTCTAGTGAAGCCGAAAGATTATACATTTTCAAAAGTGTAAAAAAAGGTTATTTAGTAAGTGTATGGCAATTAAATGATTTGTATTATTTGGTTCAGTCAATACGCAATGAATTTAGCACATACAACTCAACGATCTATATTACAAATGAAAAAAATGATATGTTGGCAATTAGTAAATTCTTGCGTGAAAATATTACAACAATTATGAAGGACTATAAGCAACAAATTTTAGATGCAGGTAAATATTTAGCAGAAAATAGAACTGATACAAGCGAGGTTTCGTAAAATGGCTAAAACTTGTGAAGAATATGTAGTTAAAAGATTAGAAACATTAGAACAAGAAAATGCTAAACTAATCGGTCAATTAGCAATTTCAAAACAATGGGATGAAGAATTTGAACGCGAGTTTAAAGAAGATGAAAAATATACTTTAGATTTACCGGTTGGTTATGAGTTAGAAATAGAAGTCGGCGGTTTTAAATACCCTGTTGTGTTAGTTCACAAGACTAATGAATTATACATTTGGAACTTTAAAGAATCTTATAAAGAAATGAAACGTTTTGGCAATGATAATAAATATGATACTTCTTCCATAAAAAAATGGTTAAATGAAAAATTATATAATATGCTACCAGAAGAAGTAAAAAAAGAAATTATTGAATGTGATGGACTAGGCAAAGTTTGGTTAATGAGCGAATACAACGTTTTTGGAACAAGGAAGTATAGTAATAACAATGAAACTGAACTCGGTAATACACATTTTGATTATTTTAAAAATTGGCGTAATAGAATAAAAACAATTTTGCATAGTGAAAATTATGGCGATCAAGAGGGTTGGTGGTATTGGTTGCGTAGCCCTTACTCTGGTAGCACGAACGTCGTGTGCAACGTGTACAGTAGTGGTAATGCGGGCAGCAACATCGCGTACGTCGCGGGCGGCGTGGCTCCTTGCTTTGCTACAAAAAAAATTTTTGATTTTATAGAATAACAAACGATATAAACGTAATGGCGCAACGCTTATATAACAAAATATGCAGAGCTGACTGCAAGAACAACAGCAACTATCATATATTAAATCTAATATATTTGCGAATGTGGAATTGCGTAGCGCCAGCGCAATTTTAAGGAGAAAAAATGATTAGCGTTAAAAATGAAGTTAAAGTTTACGAAATTGATAACAAAGAAGTTAATTGGCAAAAAAATAGTATTCAAGTTGTAAGTCATTGGAATTATGATAATAAAATTGTGTTGGTAATTGATGATAAGTTTTACACAGTTTCGGCAAATGATTTAGTAGCAGCAATCGAAAATGCTCAAAATGTAAATAGGTATTTATAGGGGAAAAGAAAACTAATAATGGAACACAATGGTATCAACAAGATAGAGTTTATGAAGATAATATCGCATTATCACTAGCAACCAGTTTTAACCCATACTATTTAAGTGATTTAAGAATTAGAAAATTAACACCAAGAGAATGTTGGCGTTTAATGGGTTTTAGTGATATTGATTTTGATAGAGCAAGTAAAGTAAATAGTGCTAATCAGTTATATAAACAAGCTGGCAATAGCATAGTAGTAAATGTTTTAATGAATATTTTTAAGGAGATGTTATAGAAAATGGTAGATGCAAATATTTTATTTAGAGCTAATCCCCAAAAGTTTAGAGAGGCAGCTAAAAGAAGAACCTTTGAAGAGTTTATAGATTATTTACATAAGCAAGAAAACTTTTCAGTAATGGTTTATATGGATCTAAACGATAAAAAGAAATTATACGAATTAGCAAAGGAGAAATAAATATTATGGAGATAGCAGTTATAATTTGTGCGATAATCGTGGTTTTAATGACCATAGTTAATGTTATAGTATATTGGAAAATAGATAAACTTTTAAAAGAGCATTTAAAGTCATTTAAAGAAATTGCAAAGGAGCAAGAATGAATTATTATAATATAAGATATTATTTAGTATTATTGCCAGATGGCGATATTGAAATTAGAAAAACAGATGTTTATATGAGTAGCACTGAATATGATGTTGTTTGGCACAAAAGCTATAATATGGGCGAAGATTTAAAAGAGAACTTATTATTAGCTTATGAAGCGTGGGAGAATTATTATGGATATTAAAATAGATTTAAGCAAGATACGAATTTTATTATTGATGATCCAAGCTTTCAGTCGATTTTAAAAAATGTTGAAGAATTAGGTTTCAAGAATAAATAGAAAAAAACTTTAAAACATATTGTAATTTATAAAAGTTAATGATATAATAAAAGCATAATAAAAAAACCTCAAACGAAACCTCATTAAAAAATCGGTAGAAAAAGTCGGTGTAAAAGCTGGCTTTTTTTATTTTGACAATTTAGCAAAAATCTACTAAAATATAATTATGAATAGTAAGATTAATTTTAGACAAGCAAAAGCATTGATGAAAATCGGCAAGAATTACAAAGAATTAATTAACATCGAAGAATATAAAGATTATGTATTGATTATTGTTGACAGATGGGGTATTACAACTCTATATTATGTGTATGATAACGGCATAATCGTTGTGAAATAAAAATTTTAGAAAGTGAATAAAATGGTTAAAAATAGAAGATATAAAACCATACAAATTTAACCCTAGAAAAAATGCAAAAAGTAAAATAGATAGTAAAATAAAACATAGAGACTGTTATACTACATCTTTTATGTTAAAGAAAGATGGTGCGAAATATGGCGAAAGGACAAATAAAACAAAAGCAAAATAAAATTGATAAGATTTTATTTGAGAATTTGTGTGCTATACAATGTTCTGAAACTGAAATATGTGCTGTTTTAGATGTTTGTGATAAAACTTTAAATAGTTGGTGTAAAGAAGAATATGGTGTTAACTTTTACGAGATATTTAAAATAAAGCGACAAGTTGGTTTACAAAGTTTGAGAAGAACGCAGTTTAAACTAGCCGAAAAAAATCCAACAATGGCAATATGGTTAGGCAAACAATATCTAGGTCAAACAGACAAGATAGAAGAAACAACTATTGAGCGAGTTGAAATTATAAATGATATACCAAAGGAAGATGAATAATGCAATTTAGCATTTATAAATGTATTGGTAAAGGTTATACAAATGGATGGTGGACTAATTGTCAATGCCGATATAGAGCATACAAAGGTGCAAGGAATAGTAAGAAATCGGTTGATATTATCGGTTATGAAATCTTACATAAAATATTTGTGCAACCTTTAAGAAATGTTTTAGTTATTAGAAACACATTTAGTTCACATAGACAATCGACTTTTGCTTTATTACAAAGGTTGATAAATCAGCCGGTATTTGATAATTATGAAATTAGTTTAAGTAAGTTTTTTAAAATCAATCGTAGTGAAATGACTATTACATATATACCAACAGGGCAAATGATTATATTTAAGGGTATGGATGATCCACAAAAAATACAATCAATAACAGTTGTTCACGGTTACTTAACTGATATATATATAGAAGAAGCATTTGAATTAGATGATTACGATGAGTTTAGAAAAGTTGATGGTTCTATTCGTGGCAAACTACCAGAAGGTTATTTTCATCAAATCACTTTCTTATTTAATGCTTGGAATGGCGACCATTGGTTAAATGAAAAGTTTTTTAAAGGAAGATTAGATGATGATGTCGAGTATTTAATGACACACGATTATCAAGATTATAAAGATGAAGAATATATTGGAGATTATGGCAAAGGCTTATATTTACATATCTCAACATATAAAATAAATGAGTTTAGAGATAAAAACACATATGATATAGCAATGGAGCGGTTAAAAGAAATCGCTTTTGATATATATAAGGTAGAGGCGTTAGGTGTTTGGGGTTTATTAGCCGATAAGACTTACGACCATTTTAAAGAAGATTTAATTATAGATATAAGGCAAACAATTACAAAGAGATATGATTGTTATGCAGTAGGTATTGACTTTGGTATGAGTAACGGCGAAGGAAGAATTAAGTATAGCGAACAAAATGCTAAAAGATTGGGTAGCGCAAATACGATGCAATTAATCGGTATTGCAAACAACTTTAATGAGTTAGTAAGCATAGATGAATATTTCGATAGTAACGAAGGAAGAGATGAAAATCATCGCAAAACATCTGTTCAAATTCAAAAGGAAATGATAGCCACTTTAAATAATTGGGTAATCAAATATAACATACCAGGAGTTTTGTGTTGTTATGTAGATTGCGCTGATAGTGGTGGTTTTATCGATGGTTTGATTTGGGAAGCTGAATCACAGGGTTTATATAACTTGCGTTTTATTTCTAGTAGCAAAATACCTATTTTAAGCCGTGTATATTTTGAGAATATTATGATGGCTTATGGTTGTTACAGGGTTAGTGAGAACTGCAAAAACTTAATTCGTGAAATTAAAAATGCTAGAAAGACCAAAGATGGCAGACCTAGAGAAGATTATGACGACCACGCAATTAATGGATTCGAGTATGCTTGGATACCTTTAAGAAAGAGATTAATTAGGTGGAGAGCATTTAAAGACCCTTTAAAATCAGAGGGCGGAACAGAATGAAACGCTTATGGATATTTTTAAAACCTTTCGCTAATTGGAAGTTTTTAGTTGCTTTCGGTTTAGCTTGGTTTATAACTAATGGCTGGGCGTGGTTAGGTTTAGCAATCGGTAAAGGTTGGTTTAAGGTTATTTCAGCTGGGTATATGGCTTTTTTATGGATGCCTTTTACACCGGAAAAGATAGTAACAATACCCCTAGCAATAGGGTTTCAAAGGTTATTATTTAGAAAAGATAAGAAATTAAATCAGCAATTATTAGAGATGAAGAATGAAGCGTGGTTAATGTTACACCACCGAAAGATTAAATTAGAGTATATTTATTACTTGAAAGCGAGGAATGTTGAATGAATGTAAACGATTATATAACTCAACGAGTATTTAAAGAGGTAGGTTTAATCAAATTAAACGGAAATCCATACTCGGAAAGGTTGACATATATTAACGATCAAGAGAATATACGAATATCATCAATTAGAGCTAATAAGATGTGGTATTTAGGCAATGGCGATGAGTTGTTAAATTGGTATACTAATCAACAAATTTATGGTTGGGCTAAAAACCCTATTTATAATCGTAACAAACGCCAATATTTCTGGGGAAGAAGCGTTGCGGAAATGGTTAAGCGAATTCATAGTGGCGTTCCTAAAGCAATAATCGACACATTATCTAATATTATTGGCTCGCCGGTTATTACTTGTCCTGATACTGTGCTAAATGAGATTTTAAAGAAGAATAATTATGATTTTATCTTAACTCAACAAGCTAGACCTTTATCTTCAGTTGAGGGAGATGGGTGCTTTAAAATCAATATGAACCCTTTATTAAGCAAGTATCCATTAATTGAGTTTTATTCGGCTGAAGATTGGTTTCCTATTGTTAAATCAAACATTTTAGTTGGTATTGCTTTCAAGAGTTATTATAAGACCGAAAAAGATAAAGATTTTGTTTTATTCGAGATTAGAGCATTAAGAAAAGATGGTTTAGCTATCGAATACGCATTATTTAGAGCTGGTAGAGAAAACGAGATTATTCCGTGCGAATTAAAAGCAGTTCCAGAGTTAGCTAATTTAACGAATGTATTTATTCCAGGATGCAAGAGATTATTAGCAACACCGCTTAAATACTACTATGACCCACTAAATAATAATCGTGGTAAATCGTTATTTGATGGCAAGCTAGATTTATTCGATTTATTAGATGAAATATTGACACAAGCAGGACAAACAAATAGAGTATCAACACCGGTTGAATATTACCCTGTTGATTTATTAGAAAGAACAAAACACGGCGCTCCTATGTTGCCAAGTTTATATAACCGACAATATGTTAAGATTGAAGCTACTCCAGATGGCGATGGCAATATCAATAACGAAATTAAAACAACGCAACCAGACTTAAATTTCGATAAGTATATGAGCTTGTATAGTCAAGTTTTAAGTTCAACATTAATCGGTTTATTAAGCCCATCAAGTTTAGGTTTTGATGTTGCAAAGAAAGATAATGCTGAAGCGCAAAGAGAAAAAGAAAAGCAATCAATTTTTACTAGAAACACAATGATTAAGGTTGAAACTGATGTAAACGTAGATTTATGCACGCAACTATTAATGTGTTATTATAACAATTTTGAAGAAAAAGATTATCAAATTTCAGTTAAGTATGATGAATTCGCATCTCCTGGTTTTGAAAATAAGTTGCAAGTTTACGGACCAGCTTGGATACAGGGCGAGATTTCAACAGATAGATATGTTAGCTTGTTATGGGCTGATAGATTAAGCGAAGAAGAAATTAAGAAAGAAATTGAATGGTTGGAAGAAAATAAAGCAAAAGATGATTTTGATCTAAACGATTTAATGGAGCGCGGAAATGAAGTTAATAACCGACACAATTTACAACAAGAAACTCAAGCAGAAGAAGAAATTGAAAACGCTGAAGAATAAGTATGTTGCTATAATCTATGATGGATGTATTAATAACGAGCCTATTCGCAAGATTAAAAAGAAATTAGCTAATTTAGGTGTTAAAGATAAAGTTTTATTTGCTTATGCTTTAAAGTTAACTAACCGAATGAAAAAGATTAGCGAAAGCAACAAATCATTATTAGCAATAGCGTTAATTGATTATTTAGTTAGAGAAAATACGAACGAAGCAATGAATAAGATTATTAATCATACGGTTGAAAAACAAGCGGAAGAAGAAAAAATAATCAAGATTAATGAATTTATTGAAAAAAGCCGTGATAAAGATGAATGGTATTATTTAGCGAGTTCTCACTCTGATTGTGCAAAAGACCACTTGGCTTATCAGGGTCGATTATATATCGATGAAAAAGCACCGCAAGAAGAAATGGACTATGCTAAATCACTTGGCTTATATACGATTCAATGGGTAATGGGCGAGCCTGCTTGGTTTATAACAAGACCTAATTGTAGGCACTACTTTTTAACATTGCCACTTGAAAAAGTTAGGGGTAAAACCGATAGGCAATTAACAGAACAATTTAAAACACATTCTCTTGAAGGTGATAGGTCTTTCCAAACGCCTAAAACTGAAGCGATTGACAAGTATAAAGATAGATTAAAGTTCTATTCAGCAATGTATAGGGAGTTTCCTACGGTTAAATTAAAGATTTTAATAACTAAAACAAGATTATTGCTTGAAAAATGGGAAAATTATAGTTATAATAAAAATGATAAAGGAGTGTGATTATTATGCCTAAAAAACCTAACAGCCACGGCGATATGCAAGAATATGTTCCTGCTGGTAATGGCGATGCAAGTGGTGAATATGGCGATAGTGAGGGTAGTAATAAACACTTTACAGCGTTTAAAAAACCGAAATCAATTAAGCCATTAAAAACAAATAGAAACGATGTAGAAACAATAACTATAAGAGCAAAAATGGGAGATAAAGTATTAAATTATCCTGTGAATAGTGTTGATGATTTTATGAAAAGAGTTAACGGCACAAAGCAAGAAAGTTTTACAGGCAATAGAAAATTATCTTTTCAAATAAAAACTAAAGATGGAAATGTTGTTGAAACAGAAGATTTTAATGATATTAAAGATATAAAAAAATATTTTTCTAATTTTAAAAAACAACAATATCAGCCAATAAATGATGAAATGAAAAAACATAGAGAAGCCAAAAGTGATTTTTATAAAAAATTAGGTGCTGATGTTGATAAAAATGGTTTTGTGACTTTATATCACGCAACTTTCCCAGAAAATATTAAAAAAATAAACGAAGAAGGTTTTAAAGGAAATGAAGCCCCAATAAATGCCGGCAGTATAGAGCAATTAAAACCACGTAGTTTTTTTGGATATAATAAAGAATGGGTGCAAGATGTATGGAGTAGTAATGGTGATAGAGATATAATGGAAATTAAAATACCAGCAGAATATTTGCATACATTTAAAGGAAATAATAACGAGGTTGTTGTTGAAGGAAACATAAAAAATAAAAATGGTGTTTGGATACCAGATGTTGAGCCAACTTCAACCGCTTATGATAGAATTATTTTAAAAGAATATTATAAAGGAGCTGATAAATAATGGAACAAAAAATCCGTAAATTATTAAAACAATATGGTGCAGAAGATAATGAAATTGAAAACTTTATGTGTGATTTATTAGACACTAAAGAAGATATCGATGATTTAGATGAAGATGTTAAAAAAGACAACACAGAAGAACCATACGATAATACAGATTTAGATGATGAAGATTTTTTATTAAATAAAAAGAATTTAGCAACATTAAAAGCAACCGAAGAAGGTAAGCGATTAATTATTAATGCGCCTAAAATGGCAAAAGAAGAATTGGCTGAAGCAGTTAAGAAACTGTTAAGTAAATAAATTACTCAAAGGAAGAGGTTAAAATATGGAAGAAAACGAAGGCAAAAATGTAGAGACTTCGGCTACAAAAACTTTTACACAAGAACAAGTAAACAATTTAATCAAAGAACGATTAGATAGGGTTTACAAACGTTACGGTGTAGAAAATCGTGAGGGTTTAGATGATTTAATTAGTAAAGCATTGAGTTATGAAGAAATGAATGAAAAGTTTACTGATTTAGAAAACCAAGTAACGAATTTCAAAGCAAAACAAGATGAATTACAAGCTAAATTAGATGAAACCACCTTACAAAATCAAGATTTAACTAAAAAACACGCTTTTATGTCGAAAAATATAAATCCGGAATTATATAACGATATAGAAATGTATTTTAAAGGCAAAGGTCTTGATATCAATGAAACAACGCTAGATGAAGAACTAAAAACTCATTCTTCTTGGTGTAAACCTGGTGTAATTCAACCATTAGGACAAGAATATACGCCTATTACACAACCAGATGAGAAAGAGTTAGCTAGTAAAATATTTGGCGTAGAATTTTAGGAAAGGATTTTTAATATGAAAAAGGAAGATTTATTAAAATTGCTTCGAGATGGCGGATTAGATGATGAAGCTATTAAGGAGTTATTAAAGGGTGTCCTTTCAGAGTTAGGCGAAGAATTAAAAGATGAAGGAAAAGCAAGAGAAGAAGAAAAATTCGCTGAAGATGATGAAAAAAGACAAGCAAGCAAATTATTTGGAGTAAATTTTTAGGGGGAGAAATTAAGTGAATACATTTGAATTAATACAAAAATATTTACCACAAAGTGTCGATAAGTATTTCGAACAAGAAAGTAAAACAGCTTTATTAGAAAAAGGCACAAAGTTTATTGATGTTAATTTTAATGAAACAGGATATGTAAAAATTGCATCAATGTTATTAGATGGTTTGAGTGATTATTACCAAACTCAACAAAATTCAGTTGGTTATGAAAGTCCATCATTAGCTAGACCTAGCGACCCAGAAAATTACGCAGCATACGCTGGCAATTTAGGTTCAGGTGCTAGAGATGGTTTTCAAATCGGCGGTGTAGATGTTAAATGGGAAATCTTCCGTTTACAATGGGTTCGTGGTAAGCAATTCAGAATTGACTATATCGCAAACGAAGAAACTGCTAGTATCGTTATTGGTAATGCAATCGAAGAATTCCATAGGTTAAAATGTGTTCCCGAAGTAGACGCAGCGAGATTTAGTTATATCGCAGACCAAGCTGCAGTTTCATTAGGAAATATGGAAGTTAATACAACAATTTCAGCAAATACAATTATTGCTAAATTCAATGATGTATTTGAATGGATGTTTGAAAATGGTGTTCCTGAAGAAGAGCAAATCTTATTCGTAAATCCAAGCGTTATGACTTTAATTAGAAATACAACAGAATTAGTTAAATTCGTTACACAAGAAGATTACAGAAGAGAAGATGGTTTAACATTCAACGTTGAAAAATATATGGGTAGACCTATCGTTCAAGTTCCATCTGACCGTTTCTTCACAAACGTATTATTAACTAACAATGGTTATCGCGCACAATCTACTTCTTATGTAATTAACTTTATGTGTGTATCTACAAAAGCAACAGTTCCTGTAAGAAAGTTAGAGTATGAAAAAGTATATGGACCAGAATTATCAGGTTTAGCTGGTTTTCACGGCTATTTAATTAACTACTTATTATATCACGGAATTTTCGTTCCAAAAAATAAAGTTCCAGGTGTATGGGTAAGTGTAAGTTCTACATCAGCAACTACTAAATCAAACTTATTAAGAGTTCAAACTAAAGGCGTTGGCGATGGTTATAATTGGACTTTAGTTAATTATTTCACTAATCCAGTAGGATTAAGAGGAACATTAGTTTATAGTGCTTCAACTTTAGGAAACATTGGTGCATCAATTACTATTGATGGTTCAACAGTTATCGCTTTAAGAGAAGGTCAAATTGTTACAGAAGCAGAAGGCGGTCAAGCATACTACTTCGGATTAGTTGATGCAACAGGCACATTAATTGCCAAGACATCTTCAACATTAACAGTTAACTAAAACAAAGACAAAAAAGGGTGGAGGGGGAAACCTATCCACCTTTTATTTTTAAAAAAGGAATGATGAAATATGCAATTATTAACTAAATATATAACGGCTGATGAATTTAGAGAATATACAGGAATTGATTTAGCCGAAGAATTAAGAGATACAAGCAATCCATCGAATAAAATTAATGCTTTTTTAAAGCGTATAGAAGATAGAATGGAAGTATTTTTAAATGCAAATTTCTTTAAAAACATAACAGAATTATATCCGCAATTTTCAAACGAGCAAAAACTACATTACAAATTAGCATTAATAGAACAGGCTTATTATGTTTTCAAAAACGGCGATATTTCAACTGATAGTGGTTATGACCCAGAAAAGGGTATCATTGTAAGTAAGCACGCAAGAACGGAAATCACTCTAGCTCCTAACACAATTAATCATTTACGAATGACAGGCTTATGGACTGGACACATAGGTTATACAGGTGGTATATGGGTAATATAGATTTATTTCATAGTAGGAGAACCAATTATCATAAATGCGAATATTGGGTGCGTGATGAACGTTCAATAAGCGGAACACCGGAGCAATGGGTTTATAATCACAAATCTAATGGTTGTTTTTGGGCGAAAATTATTTCAAATAAAACTAATCAAATTAATATTGTGAATAATGTATGGGCGTTAGATAGCAACCATATTGCGTTAGAAAGTGATGACTACATTCAAGATATTTGTAGAGGTTCATTAGTAAGTTTCAATGATGAGTTATGGTTAGTCGAAAATGCTAACTTTATTCCGCATAATAAAGAAAGTGAGTTCAGTAAGCATATAGATTACAAAACAGTAATTTATATCACAAGACAATAATGGAAAATACTATTGAAAAAACAAGTGCTTTATTATTTAGTAATTTAGCTTTAAATTGTCCGGTATTATCTGGAAATATGCTAACTGAAATAAAGCAAGATGGAAATCAAATTATCATTGAAGCACCATTTTACGATTTGAAATTATGGGAAGAAAAAAATATCATAGTCCATACAAACGAGGTTATAGATGGAAAAACTGATTATGCGTTAGATGTCAATCTTTATGGTGGTTTTGGCAAGCATAACAAATCAGAAGGATGGGTAAATAGAGCAATATTGCAAGTAGTAAATACTATCGCAAGTGAGATAGGAGCGGAAGTTATAAATGAAATTGGATTATAATGAATTATTAAGAGAGCAGTTATATGCTTTAAAAAATCAATATGAATTATTAGATGATTACGAGTTTATTGTAGATAGCGAACAGTCGTTCATTAAAAAGAGAGATTTTCAGCCGAATACAATTTATGTTTTAACGAAAACTTTAACAAATGATAATAGCATTGGTGTTGATACACAACCTATACAAATATTAATTTTAAGCGAGCAAAACAGTTTAGATATTTGTAAATCATTTTTTAGTGATTTTGCTAAAACGTATAATTTTGTAGTTAAATCAAAAAGATATGATGTAGATACATCAACAACACCAGAAACTTATAAAACAATGTGGGTAAAACAACAATACAGCGACCCAGTGGTTTTAAGTAATTTCAATACTATATCGTATGGTTATCGTTCAGTATTATATATGAGTGCTAACTTATACATTATGTATAATGTTGTTGATTTGCACGATTTAACCATAGATGGCAAAGGTTATACAGCTTTAACTTGGGATATGGCGTATACAATGACACCTAACACGCAACAAACAACCGAAACAAACGAATATATAAGTAAATCGGTTAAATCAGTTAGCTCGTTAGCAATAACAATTACATTGCCGGTTGTTGAAAGTAGCCTTATTACAAAAGTATTAAGTATATTAGATGAAAGTGATAATACTACTACTGATACAAATGATACTTTAAGTTATGGTGGTAACGAAAACTTTTACTTTTCTTTCTATTTAGGACAAAAGCAATTTGCTAATAAAAAACTAAAATTAGTATCGGCAATAATGGGAACAGCCATTGATAATGTTCCTGTAATAAGGTTAGGTTTCTTGAAATGACAAACGATGGAAAGATTTATATTGTTATAACTGATACCGCACCATCTGGGACTACTGTTTCAGCACCTATAAATTCAAATACTGAAAGCCACGCCAAAAAGGAAGAAAAGAATAATTTACTTAACCATTGGGCTAAAAATCGTATTTTATCTACAACAAAAAGTATAGGCACACAAGCAGTTTTATACTCATTTCATAATATCGGTAACTTTACAGGCGATTATATTACACAAGCGAAAGTTAATGAAAGTTTAGAG